CTGTAGTGATCCAGCGGAAGAAAGAATTCAGAGATCTGTGTGAGGATATCTGGACAAAGAGATACGGAAAATAACACCCTTCCTTGACCGGCGGGGGATTTTGTACAGTAAGGTAAGGAAAAACAAAAACTATGAACGATTTCGACATAGAGTTTGAGAGTATGCCTGACTTGGAGATGGAGGACGTGGCTATGGACATGGACTTCAGCGCAGGGTTTCTGGAGGATCACGACAACAGGTACATAAACCCGAAACCCAGAAAGCAGATCCCTGACAGGATGCTAAAGTACGACAATGCCATAAACTTGGCAAAATCAATCGAGATAGGAACAGGCAGCCGTTCGCATGTACTTCTTGCGGGGAACTTCATCATGGGCGACTTCATCGAGGCACTTTTTGTAGAAAAAAATATACATACAAAGCGCCTCTCAGTGTCTACGCTGTCGATGTCCGAGAACAACATCGACAGTTTTAAAAACCTGATCGACGGCGGGTACATCGACAATATAGACTTGATCGTCAGCGGGTACTTTTTCAGTCATGAACGTAACGCGCTCGTCCCGTATATGATCGAGGAGTTAGATAGAGACGACAAGTTTCAGATGGCGGTAGCCGGGACACATACAAAGATTTGTCTATTCGAAACAGACGGGGGGAAGAAGTTTGTGATTCACGGATCCGCGAACCTCCGCAGCTCAGACAACATAGAGCAGATCACCGTAGAGGAAACTCCGGAGCTTTACGATTTTTATAAAGAATTTCATGATAGGATCATCAACGATTACAGCATCATCAACAAGGATAAAAGAGGAAAAGAATTATGGCAAGCGATAGTGACAAAGGAGGAGGGAAAGGAGGAAAGGCCTCAAAATCAGGGCATGTTTCAAGGGCAAAAAGCAGGAACGGCAAGCAAAAGTACACTCCGGTCAAGTCCGCGCAAGGCGGATTACCATTTTAAACAATTTGCCGAATGAAACCGTCGTTGTCATCAATTAAATCCGAATTAATACCGAATGGCTAAGGCAGGAGGAAATCCTAAAAACCTGAAGCCGCCGTTCAAAAAAGGGGAGGTAGCTAACCCTCGCGGGAGACCAAAGGGAAGCCAAAACCGGCAGACGGTTATCCGCGATGTTCTTGGTTGCCTATTTGACGGGAAAAACCCATTCACGAAGGAGACGGGCAAGTATTCGGTAGCTGAGCGAATGATTTTCAGGCAAGCGATTAACGCCATTAAAGACGGCGACCTGAAGGCGGTAGAGTTTTTGTTTGACGGGGCTTACGGAAAGGTAACGGACAGCGCTAAAATTACTCTCGACGCAGAAGTGAAGACAGAAGAGCATCGACCAAGAACACGCGCTGAAATCCGTGAGCATCTAAAGGGCAAAGGTTTTGATGTGGACACAAGGACATTTATAAAATGAGATACCACCAATTTTCAACGGCAGAGATTGATGGGTATTTACGGGATTATGATCTGGCAGGGAAACGCGAGGATTTCTGGCAGTACCGAAAAGCCATGAACCCAGGCATGAAAGAGGGGTGGTTTCAAGAAAGTTTAGCGGGCGAATTGCAGGCGTTCTATAATTCTTTTGTCGATGGAGAACGTCCGCGGCTGCTCATCGCGACACCGCCACAACATGGGAAAAGTCTAACAGCAATCGATTTCCTTTCATGGGTTGCAGGCAATAAGCCAGACTGCAGGAGCATTTTCACAAGCTACTCCGACCGGTTAGGCACAAGGGCCAACCTTCGCCTACAGCGGCACTTTGATAGTGCCAGGTATAAAGAGATTTTTCCAGGCACAAGAATAGCTACGTCTACAAAGGAGGGAATACGGACTCGTGACATGATAGAGTATATCGGCCATGAAGGATATTTCAGGAACACCACTACCGGAGGCCCGATTACAGGTGAAAGCCTCGATCTCAGTGTCGTAGATGATCCGGTAAAGAGCAGAGAGGAAGCAAATAGCCCAACCATGCGCGACAAACTGTGGGCCTGGTTCACAGATGACCTTTTCACACGATTCTCCGAGGATTCAGCGCTCCTGCTCATCATGACAAGGTGGCACATTGACGACATCGCAGGGCGACTGATTGATGCTGATCAAGGTTTCAAGGTCGTGTCATATCCAGCGATTGCAGAAGTTGACGATCCAGACGGCCACCGAAAAGCCGGAGAAGCGCTTTTCCCTGCGCACAAGAGCTTAGAGTTCTTGTACGAGCGGAAAAAGATAATGATCTCGACGTCATGGGAAGCGCTCTACCAGCAGAACCCGGTCGTGCAGGAAGGCGACATGATCAAAGCCGAAAGGCTCGCCATTGTGGACACCATACCGGGCGCAATTAAAGAATCTGTGAGGTATTGGGATAAGGCAGGAACTGACGGCGGGGGATGCTTTACAGCAGGCGTATTGATGCACAAATTAACAGACGGCAAATTCATAATCGCCGATGTTATCCGTGGCCAGTGGAGCGCCGGCAGGAGAGAAGAAACTATAAAGCAGACTGCAAACGCCGATGGAACAGGCGTCTGCGTGTGGATTGAGCAGGAACCCGGCAGTGGAGGAAAAGAATCCGCAGAGAACACGGTCATTAATCTTGCAGGATTCGTTATTAAGGTTGAGAGAGTGACTGGCAGCAAGGAAGTAAGAGCGGAACCATTCGCGGCCCAGGTTGAACAAGGAAACGTGATGATCCTGAAAGCCGCATGGACGAAAGCATTTATCGATGAGGCCCGACTTTTTCCGAATGGAAAGTTTAAAGACCAGATCGATGCATCTGGCGGAGCATTCAATAAAATGACACTCGAAAAAAAGAACACAGGAATGCTTGATTGGATTGAAAAGGAATCAGCAAAGGTAGATGAGGAACGGAAGAAAAGCGGATGGCAATAAAACAACCATAAAAGCAATTAAAACAATAAATCATGCCCGAGCCAATAAAAACACCAATCAGCGAAATCATGCTTCAGACCGTCATAAGAGGCGGGCAATTCGTTGATCCTGCTGATCAATGGATGTCACCGGGTAAGCCGATGGAAGTTGTCGCGCCGACAGAAGTTGCCGGTAGGCAGTTTGATTACAACGTCGGGTACAATATACAGATCAAGCCGAGAGCTTACGAACCCGTATCTTTTGATCAGCTTAGGGCTTTGTCGGATAATCTCGACATACTCCGCCTTGTGATCGAGACGCGAAAGGATTTGGTGTGTGCACTAAAGTTTGAGATCGTACCGAAAGATGCCGGATCAGAACCTGATGAGCGGTGTAAAGCAGTGCAAGAATTTTTAGCACTTCCGGACGGAGAGCATACATGGGAAGCGTGGTTGAGGATGTTGCTTGAAGATTTATTCGTTATCGATGCTCCAACAATTTATCCGAGGAAGACAAAAGGGGGCGGGATTTATGCTCTCGAACCTATTGACGGCGCGACGATAAACAGAAAAATTGGCTTTGATGGAAGAACTCCTTTCCCTCCAAATGCAGCGTATCAGCAGATACTTAAAGGCGTACCTGCCGGAGATTTCACTCGTGACGAGTTGATTTACATGCCTCGTAACCTGAGGACAAACAAGGCTTACGGTTTTTCTCCTGTTGAGCAAATAATAATGACGGTAAACATCGCCCTGCGCCGACAGCTAAGCCAGTTGCAGTTTTACACGGAAGGAAGTACGCCTGATTCGATTTTCTCATTGCCTCCGGAATGGACTGTCGATCAGATCGACAAATGGCAGGCGTGGTGGGATAATGTTCTGTCGGGTAACACGGCAAATAGGCGGAAGGCGCGATTTATCCCGGGGGGAATCACGGCTATCAACACAAAAGAAGGCTTACTTAAAGATGATTTTGATGAGTGGATTGCCCGGATTGTTTGCTATGCGTTTTCAGTGCCAGCTAACGCTTTTATCAAACAGCAAAATCGCGCGACAGCGGCGACTGCGCTCGATCAGGCCGTGAGTGAGGGCTTGATGCCTATACTCGGCTGGGTAAAAAACCTTATCGAGTACATCATTATCAAGTATTTCGGCTATACCGATCTGATGATGAAATTTGTCGACAGCAAAGACCCTGATCTTGCTCAGGAGGCCGCTATCAACCTGCAAAATTCTCAAGCCGATCAGATTGACATCAGCACGGGAGTGCTGGACGTCAACGAGGTCAGGATTAATAGAGGTCTTGACCCATTAACCCCGCAAGAGCTTGAAGAGCGCAAGCCAGCGCCACCTCCACAGCCACAACTTGCAGCCAGCGTTACGGACAGCGGATCGAAACCCGCGCCAGATGAACCATTACCGCCGGACGCAACGGTCAAGGA